GACTGGAAAAGAAAACTGACAAGCAGAAAGCTCTGGACAGCAGTGGCATCATTCGTATCAATGATGATCGTAGCCACAGGAGGCGCAGAGAACACAGCCACACAGGTAACGGCACTCATCATGGCCGGAGCATCCGTCGTGGCATACATCATCGGAGAAGGACTCACCGACTCCGCAAACATTGGATCCGACGATTCAGAGGAATAAGAAGCACAAAGCACCCAGGGCGGCCACCAGGCTGCCCTTTTTTATTTAGGAGGTATGCAAGATGGCAATCACAGAGAAACAGCAGAGATTCATCGAGGAGATCGCAAAGAACGTACAGAAGTACGCCTACGTATACGGCATCCTCGTGCATAGCCCAATCATCGCCCAGGCAATCCTAGAATCCGGATGGGGAGAGAGCAAGCTGGCATCCAAGTATCATAACTACTTCGGAATGAAATGCGGCTCCAAGTGGACCGGCAAGAGCGTCAACCTCACCACCCAGGAGGAATACCAGCCAGGAACCCTGACGACCATCAAGGATAACTTCAGGGTTTACGACAGCATGGAGGAAGGCGTCAAGGGATACTTTGAATTTATCCAGCTGCAGAGGTACCAGAATCTGCGAGGAATCACGGATCCGAAGGAATACCTGCAGACAATCAAAAACGACGGATATGCCACATCGAGCACATACGTCGAAAGCAACTACCAACTGATCACTCAGTACAAACTCACTGAATACGACAAGGAAGGAGCAGAAATGAGCAAGATAGAAAAAGCAGTACAACAGATGGAAGCATGGGCCGGAGATGACTCACACGGATACGACCAGACATACAGATGGGGACAGCATGGAGACTTTGACTGCTCCGCAGCAGTGATCCAGGCGTGCGAGAACGCAGGAATTCCGGTCAAGAGCAAAGGCGCAACCTACACCGGCAACATGCTCGCGGTATTCAAAAAATGCGGATTCGTTGACGTTACCAGCAAGGTAAACCGCTCGACCGGCGCAGGGCTTCTCCGTGGAGACGTTCTCCTGAACACTTCACACCACACCGCAATGTACTGCGGCAACGGCAAAGAGGTAGAGGCAAGCATCAACGAAAAAGGAACCGCAACAGGCGGCAAACCTGGCGACCAGACAGGTAAAGAGTTCCTGATCAGAAGCTACCGCAACTATCCATGGACCAACGTCCTCAGATACGCTGCAGAGTCCCAGGCTTCCGGATCCGAAAAGAAAGACGTCACCACAGTGGCCAAGGAAGTGCTGGCAGGCGCATGGGGCAATGGCGATGAGCGAAAGAACAGATTAACTGCCGCCGGTTACGATTACGCAGCAGTGCAGGCAGAGGTCAATCGTCTCGCAAGCGGAGCCTCGACTCCAAAAAAGAGCACGACAGAAATCGCAAAAGAAGTCCTCGCAGGCAAGTGGGGAAACGGCGATGATCGCAAGAAGAAGCTCCAGGCAGCAGGATATAACTATGCGGCAGTGCAGGCGGAAGTCAATCGCCTGGCCAAAGGTGGAAGCTCCACAAAGAAAAGCGTGACTGCCGTGGCCAAGGAAGTCCTCGCAGGTAAGTGGGGAAATGGAGATGCCAGAAAGAAGAAGCTGCAGGCGGCTGGTTACAACTACAATGCAGTTCAGAAGGAAGTCAACAGACTCATGAGATAAGATGATCCCGACATCAATGTCGGAAACATAGACAGAAGCCAGGGAGGTCAAGCCTCTCTGGCTTCTTTTTTGATGGCCTCAGCATCGGCCAGGAAGAATATATCCCACACGTCCTGCGGGGAGAGTTGATACCGGACCGCGATCCGGACTATGTGCTTGCGCTGGAATGGCTGCCGCCCGTTCCAAATCGTAGAGAAATTGGATGCAGTCATGCCCAGGAAGACCGCAAGCGCCTTATTTGTATCGCCATGATCATTCATGGCCTGTTTCAATTTTTCTTTATTAAACATTTTGATTCATTCCTTTCTGAAAGGATTACCGTGGAGCGCTTCGATTAAGCTGCGCGGGGAAGCTGCAGAAAACCCAGGATAAAATTTATACAATCATAGGCGACGCCTTTCTGGCCGGTGGCCGGGTGCAAGGTTTACGAGGACGTCCAGCGGGGCTGCCAGACCTTCAGGCTTTCACATTAAAAACCAGGGAAACTTGTCGAACATCAATCCACGGTATCCGTCGCGCTTCTTCCTGCAGGGCTTCGGACCTGCCATCGGCGGTTTAATACCGGAGGCCTAAGCCTCCTCGCGATAAATTTCTTCGAAATCTTCAACAACGATCGTCCGCTCGGTTCCACCAAGAGCCAGCTCGATCTGAACATAATCGCCATCATCGTCGCAGGATACCGTGATGCTTTCACGGTTGGACTCCAGGACTTCAAATCCGTAATGCTTCAGATCCTGGAACAGATCCTCCATGCTGCCATACCAATCATTCATAATTCCACAAAGTAAAGATTGTTCATACATAGCTAAGACCTCCTATCTCACTAAGCCGCGAATATAATTCTTGTTTTTAACGCTTGCGAGAAGCCGTTCGTATTCAGCAACCGGAAGAAGAATCACGGTGCTATCTTTTACCACCCAGCCCTGCAGGTTAAACTTTTCAATCATGTTCCATACGTCAATTATATTTCTCAACTGCTTCATACCAAGACCTCCGATTCATTTATTGCTTTCCTTTAGGTTGTCTGTATATTAGCTCTGATGCCGGTACTATTCAAGTTATTTATAACCGTAATTTGCACAAAGATCTCGGCCGGTTTTTGGTGGTAATTATGACATTTCAACCAGAAATTCATTCGCAAGAGCGCGCACATATTCAACGCTCGCTGAACGATCAACGACCACCTCCTCCGGTCCGAAATATTGATACAAAATATCGCAGTCAGGACACCAGAGAAGCGGCACACGACGATCACCGCACACTGTCGCGACCTCAAGATCATGCCTGCAGTGTTTGCACTGCAGGAGCGTTTTAATTTTACAAGCCACGCTGAATCACCTCCTATCGTTTTTTGATTTCACCGAAGGCAAGGATATCCTTCACCATCCAGTCGTAACCACAGAATCCAGCGTTTGCTTTGCGGAGTTTCCTGGCTTCCTTCGCATCAACGATACGAGCAGAAATCACGGCACACCAACCATCGTCCCAACGATAAGCCCAGGAGCCTCCGTCGAGTTTGGCAAACAGCTTCTGCATAGAGGCTGCCTGGGACGTTTTGAAAATGTAGTGTCCCTGATCCGCTCCGGACCATTTACCATTCCAGCTTGCCGCGTACGGCATTGATAATTCAAAACACAAAATCATAAAAAGACCTCCTTTATTTTACGTTCACTTTTTTATATTGCGGGCAGACAGGATAATTGTAGGGGAAGTCCGTGGAGGAGAGGCAGTGGATATGCTGCAGAGCCTTATATGTACTATATAACAATTATATATATAACGTGTATAAGGATGGAAAATATAGATTAGAGGGAGGACATAGGAACGATATGAACATTAAGTATAGGTTATTGTGTAAAAGGTTAATAGAGGAAAAGAAGAGAGTAGGTGTCATTCAATATTATAATGTACTGTTCATAATGGAGCTATTGTCAGATAAAGACATATGGTCTTTAGAACGGTGGGTGAACGGTATAAATAACATATATATGAAGGATATACATAACTGGTGTAGACTGCATTTTGTTAAATATCACACCGTATTTGTTTACAGGAAAGAGTATCCGGTAAAAGCAAATATTTGGAATGGGTATTCATATATAAGGTGGCGGATGGAGCGGATGATGAATTTGGGATAAGATAAAATAGTGCTTGCATGAAAGGGAACCTTAAAGTAGGGAAAGTATGGATAGAACGAAGGATAAGGCTCTGCGCTATTCGTTTGGCAGAGCCTGAGCATTGTCCTGATCCGTAGAAAATAAATCTAACTGACCTTCTGGAGTGGAACTTTGACAGGATTCATCTTCAGTTGAGGTTTCTCTTTTTTTGGGTGTTTTATGAGTGTATAATTTTTCAAAAGGAAGTGAATACTTGGATTTTTTATTGTATTCTAGTAAAAGAGCTTCTGCGAATCCTAATGAACCGGCACGACGTTCTCTGGCAGTACGACTGATTT